TATTAGCAGTTACAAATAATGGATCGGTGGCAGAGTGACCCAATGCACCCGCCTGCAAAGCGGAAAAACCGTAGGTTTGAATCCTACCCGATCCTCCAAATATGCGTGAATTTCCATAAATATATGTATCAATGTTCTCAGAATAAATACATAAAATCCCAGGAGATTCCTAAATGAAAGAAGTTAAGAATATTAAGTGGCTAATTGCACATGAGCCAGTTGATTTGTTTTTGCGTACAGCTAAAGCGTTTGCAGAGCAAGTTAAGCAAGCTACAGATGGTGCAGTTAACATTGAAATTTATACAGCTACAGAATACGCTGATAAATTCAACAACGGTAAAAAAGAAAACCCAATGGCTTACATGGAGCGTGGCGAATTAGAAATGAGCCAGCTACATATCAGTCAACTTTGGAAATGGAATGTTCCGGCATTTATGGCTTTAGAACTACCATTCTTGTTTAAAGACCACGATCACGCTACTAGAGTACTAGAAGGTGAAATTGGTCGTAGCATGTTAACAGAATTAAAAGAGAAGTCACCTGCACGTGGTTTAGCATTTACGTACAGCGGTGGTTTCCGTATTGTTGCTAGCGACAAAGAAATTAACAGCCTAGCAGACTTTAAGAATTTAAGTTTTTACACTGGTACAAACCCAATTGGTATTGATACCATTGAAGCTATTGGTGGCCAAGCTGACCCACATGCCATTGAAGATTACTGGCAAAGTGTACACAGCGAAGGTGACAACCACGACGCTGTAGATACAACAGTTCCTCGTTTGTTAGCAACGGTTGATAAAACAAAGAAGCGTTACATTACTGATACTAAGCACAGCTTGTTCCTAACAAGTATTATTGTTAGCGAAAAGTTCTGGAATAGTCTAAGTGATGAATTGAAAGAACAAATTGGCCAAGCCGCTTTTAATGCCGCACGTTTAGAGCGTAAGTGGTCTGTAGAAGATACAGAGCGTGTAGCCAACGAAGGCGAAAAAGTTGGTGTACAATATAAAGAGCTTGACCAAGTAGAAATGGACAAGTTCCGTGCATTAACTGAGCCATTGTACGATAAGTACAATTCAGTATTTTTACCTGGATTAATTGACAACATTCGTCGTAGTTAATTTTTCTAGATAACTTAGTCAGGTTTAAATATGTGTATGTCACAGTTTAAACCTGATTTTCTATCCAATGGGAAGATAGCTATTTTCTCATTGAGTAGAATGCAATCCACTCCCACTCTTGATCATGTTAAAGCAATTGATAAATTTTATCCAATGCTAGTTCGTGCTGGAATTGAAAGTGTGTATTGCGTATCGTTGGGCGACTTTGTAATGTTTGACTTTTTGATGCCTAAGCTATCAACAAACATTATTTTTGTGCAAGACCCTGCGTTGGACAACCAACTCAAACGGTTATTAAACAAAAAAGGCAACACAGACTTTTTAAAAGATTACTGGCACTTTGCTTGTGTAATCAACGACGGTCAGGTAGAACACTATATTGAAGAACCGTTTACTAAAAAGATAAGTCCTGACCCTAAAGAAAACTTTTATGGTCATGTGAGCCCAGCACTTTTATTAGCGGGCCTTAGCTCAACTGGATAGAGTTCCGGTCTTCGAAATCGGCGGTTAGGGGTTCAAGTCCTCTAGGCCCGGCCAAACAATGCCCCTGTAGTATAATGGATAATACACTGGTCTACGAAGCCGGTGATCGTGGTTCGATTCCATGCGGGGGCGCCAAATTTGACAGTTAATTCGTTAAAATATACAATAGAAACTTAAACAAGGAGTTTGACATGAAACGCGGTAAACGCTAGTGTCACTCTAGATCCCAGTATGGTCTAGGGTTGGCACGTAAAATCAATTTACATACTAACCCTAACTGGCGTAATGGTAACGTACAGGACTCTTAATCCTCGAGTTGAAGGTTCGAATCCTTCGTTAGGGACCATATTGGGGGTATAACTTAACGGCTAAAGTAGTAGGCTTTTAACCTATTAATCAGAGTTCGATTCTCTGTGCCCCTACCATATAAAAACATATTCCCCACTGACTGCATTTGGTGGCTGGTATGCAGACTGGGCCCGTGGAGGGTGTGAGTGTGTTTCTATATGGTATATAAAAGCATTCTTGGCGTAAGTCAAAGCGGGAGAAGTTGCCTAGTATCTGCAGATGCGAAAGCGACAGTGGTTCAATCCCCTCCTAGGCCTGCATTTGAGAGTGCTCCTATATGGTAGTTTTTAAAGAAAGGAAAGTGTATGTCAGTATTCAATAACGTAGTTGGAAAACGCATCAATGGCATTTTCCTAGGTAATGATGGTTGGTCGTTGGTGTTTCGTACAGTTGAAGGCAAGTACTTTCGTTACGACACATCCAACGATTGTTGCAACAGCGTATGGGTAAACCATATGACTGGAGTTGATGCAGTAGGCAAAGGCAACAGCTTTGATCTATTGCGTGGTGCTTTAGTGTTAAGTGCCGAAGACAAAGGTTGGACTGAAAACCGTGATGGCTCAGACGAAGGGCACGAAGTTATCCAAGATGGCTTCTATACTCTTGTAACTGACCGCGGTTACATAGACGTTGAAGTGCGTAACAGCCACAACGGCTACTATGGTGGTTCATTTGATGATGTAGGTGGCGATATCTCTGATATTGCAGACTTGCAACAAGTTACAGAAGACTTTTAAGGAGGCTACTATGCCCTGGATTCAAAATGTAGCACTAGCAGATATTCCCAAGCGTCATCACATTGACGCCGGCGAAAACTCTATGCTGATTCAGATTGTGGATCCAGCTATGGAATTTCCTGTACCTAAGCATCAGTTTAAAGAAGTACACCAATTTGAATTTCTAGACTTAGAGGTTAATGACCCCTGGGGCGATGAGTTCAAGATCACAGACGAACAAGCTCAACAGCTCGTGACGCTGTTGAAAACTGCACTTCAGAATCATATGAACGTTGTAGTCCACTGTGTTGCGGGTGTATGCCGTAGTGGCGCTGTATGCGAAGTTGGGGTTATGATGGGCTTCAAAGATACTGAAGCTTTTCGCAGTCCTAACTTGATGGTCAAGCACAAGATGATGAAAGTCTTGGGTTGGACTTACGACGAAAATGAGCCCCACACTATCAATGGCGTTATGCTGGATAGTGGGCTCATTGTTCCTCAGAATTACGAAGGTGATATCTAAGTTACTGGAGGGTTAACTAGGCTGGGCCTAGCACGGTCTTGAAAACCGATGGAGTTTGAAATATAGCTTGGAGTTCGATTCTACCAGCCCTCCTCCATATTATAGTGAGTTGACAGAGTCTGGCTAAATGTGCCTCCCTGCTAAGGAGTGCGTCCGAAAGGGCACGAGGGTTCGAACCCCTCACTCACTGCCATTCAATGGTGTTAGTAGTGTAGTGGTAACACGACTGTCTGTGAAACAGTAAACCAGGGTTCGATTCCCGCTTTCACCCCAAGTTTCTGCCTCTGTAGCTTAATGGTAAAGACGGGAGCTTATACCTCCCCAAAGCACAGGCCAGATAAGCCTGAGTGTGCAGGTTCGAGTCCTGCCAGAGGCACCATGCCCTTGTGGACAAATTGGTAAAGTCATCTCTCTCAAAAGGAGAAGTTCTCTCGGTTCGAATCCGAGCAAGGGTACCAATGCTCTTGTAGGTAAATGGCATACCGCTATCTTGGTACGATAGTATTCTAAGTTCGATTCTTAGCTTGAGCACCATGTATAACAATAAATAGATATACAATGACGCCCGAGTTCGAATACTTTTTCTGGGCAGTACCAGAACAAGATAAACCCCTATTTGCATTATATGATTTGTTTGACAACCATTTTGTCATACAGTCCTATGATTACAATGTGCTGTTTGATTTACGCAAGTTAATGGAGTCTAAGACTTCTTTAGAAATCGTAGAGATAACAGGACTTACTGATAACCTAATTGATAACTCTGTAATTGAAAACTGGGGCATTAGCCAAGTTTCAAAAATGCTTTACGCAGACATAACTCTTACTAAAAAGCGATACAATGCAAAAGAGTATTATGACACGTATGTTATCAAGAACCCACAGTTAATTGAAACTAACTTTGAGTTTGATGACTTTAAAAGAGATTTGCAAAAGCAAATATTCTTCTTTTATTACTGTTTAACAGTTAACTTGCCCAAGCCAGATTCGCGTGAATCTGTTTTAAAGTTTATTAGACGCTCAGCAGAGTTA